GCTAAATCTTATAGGGTGCATTTTAGTAAAAGTTGGCCGACTTCTACATCAATGGGCCAAAAGACTTTAGGTAGTCTATATTATTATTGCTGTTTGCTATTATTAAGTTACGTAGGTAATCTTTACAGAGGCTACGCAACTACATTGTACATATAGTTATACACAATTGTATAAATATGTCAATACTTTTTTAACGAGCAGAACCAGAAACATCATAAACAAACTTACCTGTGCGTATAGCTTCCATGATTGCATCTGCATTTTTCTCGTATTGCTGTGCAGACATTTTTTGCACAACGGATTCTTTTATTAAACCTGCCTGTTCTCCAGACGGTTCAGATCTAGTATTTGTTTTAGATATAGCTTTAGCTGCATCTTTAGAACTACTAGACTTTTTAGTTTTAATGCCTTTGTCTGCTTTATATAAATCTACAGCTCTTGATGCTGCTCTTGCATCATCATCATTTTCGTATAAGGCATCTTGTATCCACTTAGGTTGTTCTTCTGCCCATTCGTGGAACTCATCACTATCTCTTATTTCAGCAAAGTCAGGATGCGCAGCCATTAATTCTATTTCTGCTTTATCTCTGTTTGCTTTATTTCGCATTTCGTCTATTTCTTTTACACGAGCTTCTAAGCCAGATGCTTGTTCTTTTGCTTTTTTAATTGCTATAGTTTCTACTATGGCTGCAACGTCAGGGTATTTACTTGCCCAAGCTTCTATGTCTTCATCAGACTTAGGTAGTTTAATTTCTTGTTTAGTAGATTTTTCTAGTTGACTTTGTAAAGCATTTATTTTATCTACGTGTTCTTGTAATTGTTTTTGTGAATGTCTACGTAAGTCACCGTATCTTTTTTTAAAACTTTTTTCTTCGGCATTTGCAGGTTCTGCTTCTGCTTGTTCTTCTGTACTAGATTCACCTTTTTGTTCTGCAACTAATGTCGCCAGTTCTTCTTCTTCTCTTTTTATTCTATCTTCATTTGAGTATTTGCGACTTGCAAATGCTACTTTTTCTTGTGGCTTTATTTTTTCTGCCATTATTGTATCAGACATTACTGTCTCCTTTTACTGGGGCCACCGTAGCCTATGTTGGTAGGGGGATGAGTAGCCAGTCGTATTTAGCTATTTTTTAGATGTAGCTAAACCACCTTTCTTGTATTGTTTCTTTTTACTTTTAGGTTTCTTTCCTGCTAGGCCGCCTTTGTTAAACATACCAAAATCATCTCCGCTTACTCCACCAGAACCAGAACCACTTCCTGAAGGCCCACTAAAACCTCCTCCTGCAGCATCAGGAGAACCGTCTGGCCCACCACCCTCTGCATCAGAACCTTCACCTGAAAGACCTATTGATTCTGTACTTCCTGTTCCAGTGCCAAAACTAGCTGTTCCAGAAGAACCACTTGGCGCACCCATTTCTTCTTCAGCATCGGCAGGAGTATTTGAAGGAGTAACAGAAGTATTAGAAGTAGTAGTATCGCTTCCTGTTATATCACCAAAACCTAAATCTTGATCCATAATTTGAGATACATCTTCATTTACATCGACAATACCATCACCATCTGTATCACTTTGATAACCCTTTGCTGCGTCTACAAAATTACTAGCTAAAGTATTAAACTCTGTTGTGTTTTCCATTCCTTCATTAATCATGTCATTAAGAGTATCAACTGCTCTATTAAGTGTTGTAGCCCTAGTATCATCACCCATTATTTTTTTATCTAAGGCTTTAATAGCTTTTACAATACCAAATTTACTAATTATATTTTCTATAAATGTAGGTTTAGCTCCTGCTAATAATTCTAACTTTCTACTTAATGCTGATCGTAAACTTTGTTCACTACCTACAGAACCTGGAACCATTCCTAATGCATCTAATTCACCACCATACTCACGAGGTTCTGCATACGTTGATGAAGTTTTTGTTGTTTTATCTGTACCTTCATCATCACTACCTGTGTCACTGTCTGTATCACCTTCTACTAACTTATATCCTACAGGAGGAGCATACATTGGCGCACCACCTACATGTAGTATAACTAGTTGATCACCAGCTTCATTTTCATACGTTTTAGGTTGCATTTGCATGCCACCCATCATGTCATCAAATGTTATGTTTCTGTCTCTTTTATCTACTATATCATCAGAAGGATTTAACAATCTAGTTGTTACGTCTGTACCGTCTGCAGCTTTAAGAACACCACCTTTAGCCATTTCTACTTCTTTATCACCATCTATTATTATTAGATCTGCTTCACTAAAAGGTAAATCATCAGGCATTGTAGCTTCATCACTATTGCCCATTTGACCCATATCTTCCATTCTTTGCAATCCCATCTTAGCTTGCTGTCTAAGCTGCATTAATTTTTCTAATCCAATATAACGAACTACGTCTGCTGGAAATACAAACTCTCCTTCACTTAACTGTGCAGGTATATCATCTCTTACTTCTTTACGACTACTTCCTACAGGAACTTCATTACCTGATTGTTCATCTACCATACCGCCTTCATCTTTAAGACCGCCATCTTCAAACATTTCCATTTGTTTTTCCATCATTGGGGTTCCACCTTTGTTAAATTCTGTTGACACACCTAGTTTAATTTCATCAGTGCTAAGTTTTTTTACTGCTCCTAATACTTTAGATAAAGTACTACCTTGATACCTATTAACAATATCCTTAAAAAAACTACGTTCTTCCATAGGTAAACTATCTACAACAGTTTTACCTTCTTTCGTACTAATCCATTCTTCTAAAGGCTTAGAAGATTTTTCAGATTCTTCTCTTTTTTCTATGTAGTTAATTACATCTTTAAGATCTGCCATTACTTTAATACTTCATCTCTAAGTTTTTGCAATCTACGTAGCGTGTAAATAGAACCTTGCGCTCTGTGTACTGCAACCATATTGTCAGTCTGTTCCATAGTACGATATTGTTGTGTTATTAATTCTTCTAAATAATTATTGAAGTTGGCCCATTCCTTCGGGCGGCTGACCAGCCCCTTGAGCTTGCTGAGTATTTCCTTGTCCACTTCCACTAAACCCTTCTTCCTGTGGTGTAGGTGCTGTACCTGTACCTATAGTACCTCCACCTGCTCCTGATGTATCCATTGCATCTGCACCTGCTGGTGCGCCTTGCTGTTGCTGCTCTGGTGCTGCTGGCTGTTGAAAACCTTTCATTAGTTCTGCTTGCAATGCAGCCTCATCCATATTGTTGGTTACTTTGTCGGGGTCTAATTCCATTGACTTTGCAATTTCACGAATTATATATTGAAACTTTGCAAAGGGTGCTAGAGTAGGTGAAGATGCAACTTGCATAAACTGCATCAATCTTTGGCTGCGTACTTCGTTAGCCATAAGACTTTCAGTACCTCTAGCTTTAACTTCTAAATCACCTTTAATATCAGGATCAAAATCAAACTGCATATTAAATCTAAATAAACCTTCACCTAAAGGTCTAAGTAAATAGTCATCTACATTCTTAATAACATTTTTAATACCGCCACTAGCAGCATTCATTAACATACTTATGCCTGAAGCTGTTCTACCTACTCCTGATACACCAGTCTGTCCATGAGAAAAGCTAGGTAGTCCTGTGCTTTCATCAGATAACTGTCTAGCCTTATCAAATAACTGTAAATTTTCTCCTGCAACATTGGGAAACTTTGTACCAAAAATAGCCTGACCAGGTGCGCCACCCTGTCTTCTAAACACTTTACCTGGATATACGCTCAGGTCTTGGCCTGGAACTAGATTTGTTTCATCTACTTCTATAAGAAGATTACCAGACAATACAGCATTGTCAACAGCCATTCTCATAAAGCCGTTCATTAATGTCTGAGTATCATCCATGTTTTCAGCTATACCCACACCAAAAAAACTGTATGGGTTAAGTTCATATGGAGCAGCCATGTAAGGTATACGTGCAGGTTTAAATGGATTAATAACCATTCTAATTAGTTTACCGTTACATATCCAGATGTTAGCCTGTAGTTCGTCTGCTTCTTCTAGCTCTTCAGGTATATCTACACCCTGTTCTTGTAACATTTCTATATCACACATACCCCAATATTCTAGTACTTCAAATCTTTCTGTACCATGCTGTGGTGCATAATCAGATAAATCATCTTCCCAATGTTCTCTATCATAATTTTCACCCATAGATATTGCTTCGTCAATGACAGCAGCTCTAAAAAATGGTCGTTTCTTTAGTCCTCGCATTTGAGTACGTGACATTTTATGTCGTTCAATTACATACTGTGCTTCTTCCATATTGTTAGCATCAGGATCAGGATAAAAATTCCACACAGATACATGAGATACCTGTGGTACTGTTTTAATTTTAGGATCATATTCACCGTCTTCATTCCAGTTAGGATATTCTTTATCTACTGCAAATGGGCCTTTCATTACACCTGTACCAAACAAAGCCATTTCAAATGCTGTACTACGTAAATGTTTAGATGCACTAGACTCTTCTAACTGGTCTTGTATTTTCTTTTGCATTTTTTTAGCTGCTATCATAGCTGGGCTAAAAGTAATAGCCGATGGAGTTTTGCCTGCACCTATTTTTAAATTATCAATACCATCAAGTTTATCTGCATATTCACCTAAACTTTGAGCTAGTGTATTAGCAGTTGCTCCTGCAGGTATTTCTCTACCGTCACCCATAAATCCATATGGACTGACTTCTTTATTTAAATCTGATTCTCTTAGCTGCTCAGGTTCTTTTGGATCAAAACTTACATCTGCAACAACACCATCTGGAAGTTCTGTAGGATCTACTGTTACTGGAAATTTATTATTAGCAAACAACACATCAATTATTTGTCCATATGCTGCTAAAGTTTTAGTTTTAGTTATTTTAATAAATACACGAGACTTTTCAGCTTCGGTAAATTGTACATCAGAACCATACAAGCCACGATAGTTACGATAAGACTTTAACCATCGTGTTTCATCTTGTTGACGATAATCATCTGCTCTAGTGTACCTATCCATAACAAAAGGAATAATACTAGATACATCTGCATCTTCTATAATAGAGTCTTCAGAATCTTCTAAAACAATTGCTTCATCTTCAATAAATACTTCGTTATCTTCTGCCATTTATTTTACCTTTAATATCCAAATGTTGTATCTGCTATAGCCATTCTATTTGTTCTAGCTGTATTAGGATCATAATCAAATATACTAAACCTTGGTCTTGACATAATACCATATCTTAAAGCATCATACAAGTGGTCTTCTGAAGTTGTGTCAATATCTTCTGGGTTTTTCTTGTCTATTGGTAGTGCAGGTAATTGCGCTATCATATTAGTACAGTTACTAAAAAACACAAGTCTAGGTTCTTCTGTGTATTCATCTACCTGTAATCGTCTGTGTATTTCGTTTTTACCTGCTACACGAGATCCTTTTGATCTATCTGAAGGCCGCCATCTGCAACCTCGTTGTACCATTTGTTCTGCTAGAGATGGGCCTGTATCACCACGTTTGTGCCACAGTGAGGAGTCAAGCACTCCATATCTCATACCACCGTCACCAACTTCTAATTCTAATATCATGTCAGCTAAATCAGTAGCTAATACTTTACTTACATAGAGTTCTCTATAAACAATAAGTTGTTCACTTGGTGAGACAGCGAACCATACCACACCCGACTTACTTCCATAACCATAGTCACATGCCCTAAATTTAACCCAACTGCTAGGAATATCGAAAGGCTCAATGACATGTATGCTTCTATCAAACTCTGTAAAGGCTGCGCCTTCTTTAATATCCCAATCACCATCCAGTAATTGTCTACGCTGTTGTTCAGGCAAAGATAAAAGCATTGCTTCATAGTCACCTTGTTCAGCTAAGTATGGGTTATCTTTTAATCTTGCAGGTATAAACCTACGTTTAAATAGTGCTTTACCTGCTTTTTCATGTCCTGCAGGATACTTTAAATCTTCTCCTGTTTCAATGTCTGTAGCATTAAAAGCTTTATTTACAGATGCAGGATCTATAAACATTTTCTTTACCCAGTGATGTCCTCTACCACCAGGGTTGGTAGTAGCTCTCATGTATATAGGTAGATCGGTTGCAGTGGATCGTAGACGAGAACGCATGTAATTCCATGCAAATGGTGTGGGCCATTGAGTTAATTCGTCAAAACCTATCCAGCTAAACGCCAGACCCTGGTAACGCAAAGCGTCATCCTCTCTGTCGAGGTATGACATCCACAATCTTGCGCCAGATGGTGCGACCCACTGCATCTTTCTCTCTGACCATTTTATTCCAGGCCAGATTTTTGGATACATCTCTTGAGACTTAAATATAAGTTCTCTAAGTTCTTCCGTAGTATGCCGAAGTAATAACCCAGAAAAAGAAGGATGACCCATGTATCGTAACGGATCGGCAAGCATTGCATAACTTTTACCGCCCCCTGCTGAACCGCCATACAAAACTTCTCTTTCACCTGCTGCAAGGAACTCAGTCTGTGGCCCTTCATTCGGTTTAAAGATAACATTATGTTGCTCTTCAATAGTTTCAATAGGATCAAGTTTATATATTTCTACTACTTTAGGCTGTTCTTGCTTCTTCTGTGCTGCTGCTTTCTTTTGAACCGACTCTTTGGTTTTCGATTTTTTCCGCTTTGGCGATTGCCTCTTTCGCATAGTCTGCCCATCTGCGTAAGCTTGCAGCTTTGTTGTTTCTTCTTTTTTCATTCTCTAATCTTTTCATTAAACCTACGTGAGATATATATCTACCAGTATTACGAGTTAACCATTGAGATACTTCTCTGTACGAATACTGTTTTAAATAACGTTTTGCTATTTCTAATTTATCTAGTTGGTCAGGTATAGGGTTTAATATGCCATTATCTTTTGAGTCTACTTCGTAGCCAAAAGGTATGGTGCGAGAAATCTTAGGTATTGATACCCATTCATTGTCTTCTTTTATATCTGTCGGTTGAGGTAACTTCCACCTACCTAGTGATTTAGTCATCGTCTACCGTATTTTTAGGTGGCATTAACATAACTCCACCTTTAGCTTCTACTTGTACTTTTTCAGTCTTAACAAGTCCAGTACGATCTAGTAACTCTTTAGCTGCTGCCATCTTATCTCTTATGCCTAGCTCAGTAGGATCAAACAAACCACTGACCATAGCCATTGCAGCTTTAGGAGCATTACGAGCCATAAAGCTCTGTGTGCTTTCTAATATTTCTTCTTTCATAGAATTAACAACTTCAGTAGTACTAGTAGCATCAGAGTAACCTGCAAGTTTTTTAGCTGTTGCTACATCTCCACCAGCCTGATCAAACAGTACAGATAAAAACTGTTGCTGTCTTTCTGTTAGTTGTCTAGCCATGAGCCATCTCCAGTGCTTTTTCTTTTGTCTCATCATTACGTCTAGTCCAGCCTTTACCGAAGGTGTCAAACGTAGACAACTTCTCATAAAAACTTTGACGTGTATAATGCATTTGTTCTATTATCTCATTTACTTCTACTTCAGCGACAGCCTGTAAAGTCATCGGGCCTATACCGCCATCCTGCTCTACACCGACTATACGTTGCAACGCTTTAGCTGATCGTGAGACTCCTGAGTTAACAGCCCAGTCAAATACGCAAAGATCAACCCCCATAGGAAGTTGATCACATTTTGCTCTATTCCAATAGTTCTTTTTATAGATAGGAGCCACGTCTTCATGCGTCAAATCACGC